GGCCAAACGCGTCTATTTGAGTGGTTAAGGCAGAACGATTATCTTATGACGAGCTTTAGTAAAAATACACCTACCCAACGTTATCTGGAAATGGGCCTATTTGAGCTAAAAGAAGACGTCTTTACTTTTCCGAACGGCGATGTTCGAATCTCCAAAACGCCCATGGTTACGGTGAAAGGGCAAGCCTATTTTATCAATCTGTTTGCGAAAAGAGAGTTGAGTGAAAACAATGCGAGAGCGGCAGATTGAGCAAAAACTCAGGAATGAAATCAAAGCCAAAGGCGGTTTGGCACTAAAGTTTGTATCACCAGGTATGGCTGGTGTACCCGATAGGATTGTGTTTACTGCCGATGGCAGGGTGTTCTTCGTGGAATTAAAGGCTCCGGGCAGACACATGACACCAAAGCAAGTGAAAATGGCGGCAGTCTTTGGGAGGTTTGGGCATAAGGTGCGATTGATCGATAGTCTGGAAAAAGTCCGAGTGTTTGTGGAGGGATTATGAAATACGTCCCACACGAATACCAAACGTACACGACTGAGTTTATCGTGAGAAACAAGGCCTGTGGATGTCTTTTAGATCTCGGAATGGGTAAGAGCGTCATAACCCTTACCGCAATTTGTGAACTTCTCCATGAGGTCAACAAAGTACTGGTTATAGCCCCGCTTCGAGTGGCTGAAGACACTTGGAGCAAGGAATGTGAAAAATGGGATCACCTCAGACACCTGCGAATTTCCAAAGTCTTAGGGACAGAGAAAAAGCGAGTTATGGCCCTGAAAACGGAAGCAGATATTTTCGTAATTAACCGTGAAAATGTGGAGTGGCTTGTCAAACACTATGGTAAGAGATGGCCGTACGATATGGTGATCATCGACGAGTTGTCGTCATTCAAATCAGCGAGTTCAAACCGCTTTAAGGCCCTTCGTAGAGTCAGACCACTTATTAAACGAATCGTGGGTCTCACAGCGACACCCACTCCCAATGGACTCATTGACCTCTGGCCGCAGATTCATTTGCTGGATAGGGGGGGACGTTTGGGAAAAACCCTAGGTGGTTACCGGAATGAGTATTTTGTACCGGATAAACGAGATCGAAGCAGCGGGATTATCTACACTTGGAAGTTAAAGCCGGGAGCCGAGGAAGCCATCTATGAAAAAATATCGGACATCTGTGTGAGTATGAAAGCCCAAGATTATTTGCAGATGCCAGAGCGAATTGACAACTTTGTTTGGGTTGAGATGTCGCCAAAAGAAAAAGCCCTATACCAACAGTTAAAAAGAGATATGTTGCTGCCCTATATCGAGGGAGACATTGACGCATCAAATGCAGCAGTGTTATCAAATAAGCTCCTACAAATGGCGGGTGGTGCCGTTTATGATGAAAATGGAGCCGTGAGACAGATCCACCGTCTCAAACTAGACGCATTAGAAACGTTGTGGGAAGGGGCAAACGGTAAACCAATTCTAATCTTCTACACCTATAAACATGACAAGGAGCGAATTTGTGAGCTCTTTCAAGACAGAGCAAGAGTCCTGAACACGAATCAAGATATCACGGACTGGAATGCAGGCAAAATCGAAGTGGCACTAGCCCATCCAGCGTCAGTCGGACACGGACTAAACCTCCAAGCAGGCGGACACATCATCATCTGGTTTGGCCTTACTTGGAGTCTGGAGCTATACCTTCAAGCTAATGGAAGGCTACATCGTCAGGGTCAAAATGAAACCGTGATCGTTCATCACATTGTTACCACTGGAACGATTGATGAGCAAGTTATCGCAGCCTTAAGCAGCAAGGAAATTGGACAAGCAGCCCTCATAAATGCAGTGAAGGCAGAGGTGAACCCATGCAATTCAGTCACAGCCGAGTAGGCACCTTCGAGAAATGCCCTTACCAGTTCAAACTTCGCTACGTGGACAAGCTGGACGTCATTCCCGATCCAGTAGCGAACGACGCGCTTATCGTAGGAAATGCCATACACCTAGGTGCAGAGAAAGACCACGAGGCCATGCTGGACTTCTATTTCTCACAATTCCCTTTAATAAATGACCTGCAAATTAATGAAGCTATGAAACTAACGGCCATGCTTAAAAAACTGAAAACGCATCTGGGCGGTATAACGGGTAACTTCAAACACGAATATAAACTGGAGCGCCCAGAGTTTAAAGGTTTCGTTGACTTGATAGTTACCAACCCTGATAGAACCGTCGATGTCTACGATTTTAAGCACAGCAATAATGTTAAAAACTACTTGGACTCCAAACAGCTTCATCTCTACAAATTCTACTTGGAACGCGCTGGATTTAACGTCAATCGATTAGGTTATATCTTTATCCCTAAAACCTCCATCCGTCAGAAGAAAACGGAAGACCTCTACCAATTCCGCAAAAGGCTCATCGAAACATTAAACACAATGGAGATTCAAGTTGAGTTTGTTGAGTATGACTTCCAAAAGGTCAAGGAATTCTGGGAGTCCTGCGAGGCGATCAACGAAGCGACTGAGTATCCAAAAAATCCAACCAATTTATGCGGATGGTGCTCCTACCAGAACTATTGCCAAGAAGGGATTGACTATATGTTATTACCAAGTGTTGAACGCCGCCAGATTGACGCGGTGAGTAAAAAGGTTATCTGGATCTATGGTGCTCCGTTTACGGGTAAGACTTATTTTGCTAATAAATTCCCAAAACCTTTAATGCTTAACACCGACGGCAATGTTCGATTTGTGGATGCTCCGTTTATAGCCATTAAGAACGAAATCACAGTCGAAGGGCGACTTACGAAAACAAAGTTAGCTTGGTCCATCTTCAAAGAAACTATCGCAGAGCTAGAAAAGAAACAAAATGAATTTGAAACCATCATTCTTGATCTTCTCGAAGATACCTATGAACATTGTCGGCTTTTCATGTATGACAAGCTAGGTATCGAGCATGAATCCGACAACAGCTTTAAAGCCTGGGATATGGTCAGAACCGAGTTTTTATCCACACTCAAACGGCTCATTAGTCTGGATTACAATATCGTTCTTATTTCCCACGAAGATACAAGCAAGGATATGACCAAGCGCACGGGAGACAAGATCACTAGAATTGCTCCCAACATTCAAGAAAAAGCCGCCAATAAAATCGCAGGGATGGTTGATATTGTGGCCCGAGTGATCAACGAGGATGACGAACGGTTCTTAACCTTTAAAACCAGTGAAGTGGAGTTTGGTGGTGGTCGGTTAACGTTACTGACCAAAAAGATTCTCCTGGAATTTGAGGCCTTCGTCAAAATTTACGAGGCAGTGCAAAACCAAGCCCCTAACTCTAAACGAGAACGGAAAGAAAAAGATACGACTGAAGCAGTGACTACACAAGAAACACAATCTGAAACCACCGAAGAGGTCGTTTCTAAAGATGAACTCCTGTCGAAGAATGAATTAACTCCCGGTTCAGATGCCCCCTCAGTAAGTGAGCCCGCAAAACGAACTCGTCGCACTAGAACACAGCAATAGAAGGAGATGGATTATTCATGGCAAACATTTGGGATAAATTCGATAAGGCTATTGATACCAAGGCATTAAAGGAAGATGTCCTAGCCGCTCAGGAGAACAACCAAGAATACCGCGATGTTCCGAAGGGTCATTATGAAGTGAAAATTGAGAAATTGGAGTTTGTCGAATCGAAAACGGGTAAACCCATGATGGCGTGTTGGATGAAAATTCTAGGCGGAGAGTACAAGGGGCAATTGATATTCTATAACCAAGTCGTTCATGTCGGTTTTGCAATTAATAAGGCCACCGAGTTCCTAAGTTCCTTGGAAAGTGGTATCGAAGTTCAGTTTCACGACTACAAACAGTTTCATGAGATGCTCTTAGATATTCTTGAAGTGATTGATGGTAATTTCGAGTATGAAGTGGACTATGGGGAAGACAAGAAAGGCTATGGAACCTATGTAATTAAGGAAGTCTTTGAAGTTAAATAAATTATATTGGGGATTCGCAAGAGTCCCCTTTTCAAAAGAACCTGACTAGATACGGAGTAGGGGTATCGCTAAAAAACAGGGGGGTATACAAATTATGCGAAGCAGACAAAAGGCAAGAGATCTTAAGCAGAAACGTCGTGAGGAACGTCTAGATACAAGAAATGTCGAGGGATATTTAGATTTAACGGCATTCAAAGCAGTGGCCAATATAAGAGAGAAGGACAAACGGCAAGCCAAATCTAGCAATGTGAGACCCTTCAAATGATCTTCTTTGATGCAGAAGTGTTTCGGCTTGATTGGCTGTTCGTGTTAATGGATACCGAAACCAAAGAGACTTACGTAATAGTCAATGACCCGGATCAGCTGAAACAACTCTATGAGCAGAACAAAACGAATATCTGGGTCGGATTCAACACACGTCACTATGACCAGTACATCATTAAAGCCATTCTGTGTGATTTTGACCCCTACGAAGTGTCCCAATGGATCATTGCTCATAAAAAGGGTGGCTGGTCGTACAGTGGGCTCTTTCGGAAGATACCCTTTTACACCTTTGATGTCATGACTGACCGCTCTCACGGATTAAAGCAGTTGGAAGGATTTATGGGTCATGACATCCGGGAATCCGATGTGTCATTTGACATTGACCGCAAGCTTAATTCAGAGGAATTGGAAAGCGTCATTAGCTATTGTACGCATGACGTTGAGCAGACAATGGAGGTCTTTCTGAATCGAATCGTAGAGTTCGAAAGTCACATGTCTCTCATTAAATCATTCTCATTGCCCCTAAGCTATATCAGTAAAACTAAAGCCCAACTGACTGCCTCCGTCTTAGAGGCAAGGAGGATTGAGCGTAACGATGAGTTTGAAATCATACTCCCGGATACGCTCAGGATTCAGAAATATCGTCACATCGTCGAGTGGTACATGCTACAGGGCAACTTGGACTATGAGAAAAAGTTAGAGGTGAACGTTGCCGGAGTGCCGCATGTGTTTGGCTGGGGTGGGCTTCATGGTGCGATTCCCAACTATCAGGGGCGAGGGATTTTGTTAAATGTCGATGTGGCCAGTTTTTATCCTGCAATCATGATCGAGTACGGATTTCTTTCCCGAAACGTTGTGGACTCCACCAAATACCGTCAGATTCGAGACGAACGATTGCGACTTAAGGCCGAGAAAAATCCGATGGCGAACCCTCTGAAAATCGTCCTTAACAGTACGTTCGGTGCATCTAAGGACAAATACAATCCACTTTATGACCCACGACAAGCGAACAACGTCTGTGTGGGTGGGCAGTTATTGCTCTTAGATCTCATTGAACACTTGGAAGGGTCCTGCGAGCTGATTCAGTCCAATACCGATGGTCTGATCGTAAAAGTATGTAAACGTAGAGACATCGAACGCATTAGGGCGATCTGCACAGAATGGGAGAAACGTACCCGGATGGTCTTGGAGTTTGATGAGTTCGAGCGCATCTACCAGAAGGACGTGAACAATTATCTTGTAGTGCATGAAGATGGCAGCTACAAGTCAAAAGGGGCCTATGTCAAAGCACTAGATGTGTTGGATTATGATCTAGCCATTGTTAACAAGGCCATTGTGAACTTTTTTATCCACGGTACTTCCGTCGAGGAAACTATTCTATCGGCAGAGCGATTAATCGATTTCCAGAAAATTGTCAAGGTGAGTGAGAAATACACCCATGCCGTATACGGGGACCAGCGCAGACCGGAAAAAGTGCTGCGAGTGTTTGCCTCCAGGGTGAGAACGGATCGGGCAGTCTTTAAGAGAAAACAAGTCAAGGACGAGACGCGGGATGAAAAAATTGCCAACACACCGGAGCGTTGTTTTATCGTCAATGAAGACGTTAATAACAGGGAGATTCCACGAAAACTGAACCGGAAATGGTATATCGAAGTGGCGAAGAAACGGATCGAGGATTTTTTGGGTAGGGGTTAACTTTGCAGGCGGGAATTCAAAAAGTGCAGGATTTTAGGGTCAAATCCCACGGAAATGTTCTGTTCGGAAGAAAATGTGCAGGAAAAACCTTCAACACGAAATCGCGAAGGCTTGGTATTGACGGCTTCTCATTTAAAAAGTGAAGGTTTTTCCTGCAAAAAGTCACTCAAAAAACGAATGAAAAACGGAGGATAAAAGAAATGGAGATTTACAAGGGTTACATTCCCACTAAAAATAAAAAGCCACTAGAGAAATATAAGGATAAGCAGGAGTTTATTGAGTATAACTGGGCACGGCAGCTTAACGAATATGCCGGGATATTGGCAGAGGACGTTATCCTTATCGACATTGACGACATGGAGAGCTCGGATATCGTTCTGCACATCTTGGATGATCTCGGCATCCAAACCCCTGTCATTGGAACAACGCGGGGTAAGCACTTTCTGTTCAGAAATACGGATGTAGCTACCAACAAAACGCACACCAATACTGCAATTGGTATAACGGTCGACGTTAAACTTGGGTCAAGGAACTCTTACCAGGTATTGAAGTTTGGTGGCGTGAAACGGCCAGTTCTACGGAAATCTGTTGACCTAGCAACGTTTCCAAAGTGGTTACTGCCAGTCAAACTTACGACCGATTTTGCCGCTATGGAAGAAGGCGATGGTCGGAATCAAGCACTATTTAACTATATTTTAACCCTACAGTCTGCAGGATTCAATAAATTGGACATCATCGAGACTATCGGGATCATCAATAAGTACGTTCTGAAATCACCCTTGGAACAGCGCGAGGTCGATACCATTTTGCGCGATGAGGCGTTTGAAAAACAGTCATTTATTACGAAAAAGGGATTTCAGCACCAAGACTTTGCTAAGTACCTTGTACGAGAGGAACACATCATCTGGATTAACAATGTGTTGCACATTTATAAAAAAGGAATATACGTAGACAGGCAAAGAGACATTGAAATCGACATGATCGGGCATATACCAGAGCTTACCCAG